GTAATAAAGGTCATGGTTTTCTATCCTCACTCATGAATGTGGGGTTTTAATACGGTTTACTCCGCTATACTACATAGACCGAGTATAGTAAGCCAATCTTTCACCCGCTTTACGGTAGCATTTATTCTCTGCATTTAGGGACCGTGCCAAGTAGCGATGTCTATAAAAGACGATTAGCTAAAGTACCCATACCAGGTATGATAGCATTACCCGCGCTTTCAACTGCGGATCTGAAAGCCGGTAGTTTCGCTACTTGTTGTACGACATTCATCCAACCGATTGGATTAACCGTAACTCGCTCTGTTGACTGCTGTATTCCCGTAATAGTAGATGGAGCTGCCATACCCTCAAGGTGATAAACAAGCTCAATCTCTACGATGGGTGTAGATGCCGCACATCCACTAAGAGTCACCAGCACTGCCTCGTGACCTCCAAGTCTCAAATAACTCGAGTCACCTCCTGTTACGAACGCTGTGGAAGTCTGATCGTTCAAACTAAAACCAATGGTGCTATCATCGGACTGACGAAAAGAGAATGCCTCAGGCGATGTGATTTTAGGAATCACTTGCATGGGGATTTCGTTCAATCTAGTAACCGGGGTGATTACACTATTGGTCAGAGTTGGAATCGCCGTGATGTTCGTCAAATTACTCGTATTAGGTATTCCAAGCGCTGTCAACCATGCACCAACCGTTTGGGCGGGATCGCTTCGGCTAGCCAATTGGCCACCGATAGCAGATACGCCGTTAACCCACGTCGATATTGGCAAAGTCGCAGCTTGTAACTTACCTGCAGCGAGTTGCTCAGACTGCACACCTAGTATCTTCACTCCATAACCAACAATACGATAGTTTGTCAATTGACTAGCTAACGCAGTCGGTGCTGTACTCAAGCTGCTGTAGACAGCGCCACTACCAGCTGCCACATTTACCGAACTAGTGAAAGTACCGATAGTATTGAACGCATGCATAAAAGCACTGGGGAGTACGATAAAATCCGCATCCCCAGACGCATTAGTCGATAACGTAATACTTCGCGTAATTCGCCTAGTCGCAGTCGGACATGAGTACATGTCAGGAACCCTCGCATTTGAGGCTGACAGTGAGAAAGGCTGCGATAAAGCAGCTTTATAAGCCACTAAATCACCACCGGCGTCCTTCGTTACACTCTTTTTCTTTTGTTTTTGCGGCTTTGTATTGGGTTTGTAAAGCACCAAAGCCGTAGTTTTCGGTTTTTGTTTTTGTTTTTGTTGTTTCTTCTTCTGCATGATAAGCACCTATTAATTGTATGTAAAATATAAAAACACCCTTTTTCTTTTGTTTTTACCCCACCGACCCAATTAGCGGTGAAGCTTTTCGGGCTCCGTTTACTGTCCAGCTTGACTACGTTTTATCTTATACCACACTCGGATTGGAATAGCAATCAAGGCTGCTCTCGAACCCATAGAAGTAGTTTATTAGTTGTTGTCTATCAGGGAAACGACGTAACTCAAACACTTCTGGATCTTTCTCTGAGCATCTCTCGAACACAGATCTGAAGTACTCAAACTTCTCCTTATCATGTGCCCAATTGTACGCGTGAGATATGAGAGCATCTTTTAGATCTTTATACGGTGTGGCTCG